CTCATCGGCCCTGGGTCTCTCAATAAAATTATCACTTAACCGAAATGTTGCGGCACTCGCCCCATGATACAGGGCGGATTTAATCGCGCTTATGGTTGGGCTGTCCTGGACCTCTATAATCGCTTCACGTATGTTCTCCGGTTTTGACAGCCACTCTACGGCCTCATCTTCTTCCATTCCGGTCATCTGGGCGTATTCTTTTGCAAATTCGTGTTTTTCTTTCGGCGAAACGATTTCAGGGGTTCTTTTTGCTTTCTCAAAAAACTCCGGGGATAAAACATGTTCCCGTCTTGTGCTTTCTGCCTGAGCGCTTTCTTTTTCAGCTTCCTCCAATTCCATTGCCATTAACCGGCGAGATACACGGGACTTTTCCCTCGGGGATAACCGTTCAAGCTCAAGAACTGATCTTGGGATCATGTTTCCTTTTTGTCCCTGCTCCAATGCTGATTTTACCCGTACATCTTCCAGGGTGATTGGATTACCACCCATAAGGCGTTGCGCTCCGGCGGATGGAAATTGTGTCACCGGTTGTCCGGGTGCCGGTTTTAATTCTTCTGCAACTCTGTTAATGGCTGGATTAAGCTGGGGATTAGGCTGGGGATTAAGCTGTTGTGTTTCTTCTTCCCTCGGTATCTCCACCGGTTCATTAAATCTTTCACCAAATAAATCCGGCTCTGTGGGAAGCTCCGTGGTCAATCCGCTTAAATCCACCGGCATGGGCGCCCTCGGTGTCAGCTTTTTCTTTTTGTCGCCCTTGTAATGTTTATAAAAAAGGTCTGAAGTAACACTCATGTTTTATTCTCACCTAACGTAATTGTATTTTGCCAACATCTCCCAGGGAATCCCATACTCTTCCTGAATCATCTGTTTCAATTCGTTCATGTCAATCCGCTGGCCGGTCTTTTGGGCTTCTTCCTTAACGGCCTGTATGTTTGCGTGTGCATCATCCAATACCTGTCTCAACTGGTTTACGTGAACATTCATTTTCATTGCGTCATGTGTTAAATCAATACTGTCCTGATAGGCCCTTGCCGTTTTCAGGTCTGATTCCTTATATCTTTCCGGCATTGTCATCTTGACCGGTGTTACTGTTTCTTTGCTTTTACCAAACATGTTTTCATCTGTCTCTTTTTCCATGTATGGAATCACGTCATGTGCGGATGAATATGCTTTGTTCCGAAGTGATAGATATTCGTTCAGCTTATCCGTGTTTGTTTCTTTTCGGCCCTTCTTTTCGTCTTTTTTCTCTTTCTTCGGCAATGGCTTTTCGCCTGCAATTAAAGAATCACGCGCCGTTCCCTGACCGGATTCAATTCGTTTGAGTGCTTCCAGTTCTCGACGGGCACGTAGCTCTTTTAACCGTTCTGATGGCGTAAGCGGTTCGGGCGCGTCTCCCTCTTTTTTCGGCTTAATCCCGGCAATAGTAGAATCTTGTGCCGTCCCCTTCCCGGACATGACATTCATCCATGCCTGCGCCTGCATGTCGCGCTTTTTCTGTGAAGGGGTTTTGCCTTCAAGCTCTTCCAAAAAGGACATTATTTTTTTATCTGGCATGATGTTTACTCCGGTTTACTGGTTCGCCAACTGAGCCATAATTGCCTTTGCTTCTTCTGGAGTTCTTCCCATATTTAAAAGGTCATTATAAAGCATTGCCGGATCTCCATGTTCTCTGTAAGAATCCATGACGCCCTGAAAGATTCCCCGTTTATCCTGAATCCCGGGCAAGCCCGCCTGCCTTTGTGAAAGATAACTGCCAACACCGCTTGCTACGGCACTACCAAGTCCACCCCAAAGACCGGCTTTTGCGTCACCCATAGCCATGGCCCGGTTTTGCTGTTCCTGGTATTTTAACTGTCCGTATTTTTCCCGTGCGCTAACCTTACTTGCTTCGTTTGCTGTTTCAAGGCCCCCACGATAATCCGATACCGTTTCAGCGGCCGCCGTATATGGTTCACTTAACAACCTTTGTCCTGCTATCGAATTCCCCATACCCCGGGAAATTAAATTGCCTTTTGTTCGTACTGACTGATAATTCGCCTGATTCCCAGCCTGGCGGGATACCTTCCCCGTCATTTCGGAAATTGCACTCGGAGAATACCGGCCTTCACTGGCCTGTCTTTGAAGCTCTTTTCCGTACGCCGTGTTCTCCAATCTCGGAGAATTGCGAATTGCGTTTCTCTTGCTCAGATACGAAGCGATTGCCGCCCCGCCCTGTGCAAGTGCCGGTATTGCAAATTGCCACATTTTTATTTCCTCCCTGATTCTGTTCCGATCCCCTCTGCCGGAGCATAGCTCTGGTTCAGCGCGGAAATTTCATCGTAAACGCTATCAAGTGCGCTCTTTCGCCGTTCATGCTGGTTTGCCATTCCCCAGCATTCTGCTTCCGCAAAGCCCACAACAAGCTCGTGAAGGGACTGATTTAAATCACACTCAACACTATCAAGGTTCAACTGATCAAAGTCGTGGGTGACAAATCGAAAAGATTCACCGGCAACCCACAAAGAACCTTCCTGTGTCATGGATGGTGATATAGTAAAGGCTCGGCTTGCTCCGACATAGTCCGTTACAACGTGATATGTCCCGTTGTCTGGATGATAAATGACTGCCCCGTTGTAGTAATCGTTCTCAGAAGAAAGCCCTTCATCGGAAGCAACTGTAAAAGAAGCCGCGTCTACAACCGTATCCACTTCAATGTCATATATCAGTGACGTAGGTCTTTTCAGATAGTACACGTCTATACTCGGGTTTGTTTCGCCATTACTGACAACAATCTTATTCCCAAACACATACCATATCGGGTTTCGTGTTGATCCTGCCAAAAACGTGTTTTCTGTCTTTTTGACCTCCGAAAGCGGGATACGGGTCCCCCAGTAGCTTCCATTGATCTTAACCTTTAACACACCCTGACCGGATTTTAGCACGTCATTTTGAAGCGAAGATAAATTGTATTCCCCGCTTGTTGCCGTCAATGCCGTCTCAACAACTTCCAGTTCTGACAAATAAGCCGGGTGAAGCAGGTTTGCCAGCTTAATCTGTGCGTTGTTCAGTGCTTTAAGTTTAAATGCGTCGGTGAATTTTGTTTTCTCCGCGTCCTCCAATCTTAAAGCAAGCATACTCATCATTTCAGATACATTCATTTTTATAATCTCCTACATTAGTCTACATCTATCTCAACCCGGTCAATCCAAACATCATCGTCGGATGCCGAGGTTTCCTCTATTTTTATTTTCAGTTTCTTGCACCAGTACCTGACGGCAAACGAATAACTCCCAAGCGTCGTTTTAGCGGGCAATGTATATGTATTAACGGCCGTTGTGTCGTTGTCTGCATAAACACTCAAGGTTAATGTGCCTGCGCTTTTATAGTTTACCGTAATGTATCTCACTATCCGGGGCGTGTCGTCTTCTGTTGCGATATTAAACGTTTTGGTGGCAAATTCGGGAATCCTTCCAGCATAATATGTTATATTCTGCGTGCCGTCCAAAGCATAAATAACTTCATCTGCTTCGCTGTAAAACAACACATTTCCTTCTTTATCGGCAAATAGCGTATCAATCGGATAATGCGCGTAAATCGTTCTCCACTCACGATTTATGAGACTGAAAGCGTATACGGTTGTCCCGGAGAAATAAAAGCAAACTTCATTTGTTTTTTGATTATACCAGGATCTTCCGGCTTCTTTGTTCGAGTCTGTAATGGCCAGATATAAATCATTTATCGGTTCGGAAATTTTAAGCTGTTCTGTTGGGGTTGAATCTGTCTGCGCCAGGTTGTTCGGCGCAAGTTCATATATCCCGTCATACGACACGACATATACTCTTCCATGGACCGATATAAGGCCGTTTTCGGCGACATTGCCGATATTGTGAATTGATTCTGAAAAGGTCCAGGCCGACGGATCGGATGGGCTTGTCATGCTTAATAAATGGAGTCCCAGTTTTTGGGCAACAACCGCCCGTCCAAACAATTCAACAATTCCGGTTATTTCTCCACCATCGGAATTGGGGATTGATATGACATTTGAAACGGGGTTTACATCCAGCTGATCAAGTTCCGAATAGGAAATCCAGTCCGGGTGAATTTCATTTACCCCGTCAGGTGAAAGCGCAATATTCCCCTGGATTAACCTACCCTTTAACATGATTGCATATTTACCGTTTACGCTTATTGAAACCTCATCCCCAAGCGGAAAGTTAGTCTCAATGTTGTTTTCCATCTCGACAACTGTAAAAAATGCAGGGATCGGCTCATAGTTTTCCATTAAATGAAATGTGTATAATGGTGTCCCAACAATAACACCTTTTTCGCTTGCCGAATCACCGGTAGCCAATAAATTGTCGTTTGTCTGGATACACATTTTTTCAATGGCCTTTACTGACGTGAGAAGGCTTTTCCCAATCGAATACAAAGAAGAACCGATCAGCGAATAATCAGACAAGTCCACATAATAACTTGTGTTTCCTGCATAAATAAGGTCAAGTCCACCATATCCCTCAGTAAACGAATCGGTTATCGTATTTGAAGGGTCTTCAAGCGCTCCACTGTCCCCGAGCAGGGTCGTTGTTAGTGTGCCGTCAAGTAAAAATAGCGCATAGGTTGTCGTTCCGTCCGTTATTGTATATTCATTTACAATGGTTATAGACGGCTCTGCCTGTAAATGCCATCCACTATAATATCCCGGAACATCTGAAAGTTCAGAAGCCTTTACTATTAAAAACCTTCCGATTCTTGCCTTATCGTTTAATAACGTCAAACTTTGCTGACTTCCGTTTACCCATCCAATATTGACAGAACCGGACGATATATTGCTTCCGTTTCTCAAAAAATCTATAGTATGACACAGCTTATAAAGACTTTTAGGCATTACCTGTTCTGAATAATAAATATTAATCCCGGTGATTCTGCGGTTATGGGAAAATAGGATATAGGTATCCCCATTTGTCATTATATCATCATCCAGAATGAGGCTGTCATCGCTGTATTTCTCTGTGACTTTTGCTATTGTGTTTTTTGCCGTATTGTTGACGTGCCTGTGAATATATTCACTTTCGGCAAGCGCAAACTGACCGCTGTCTTGCAACATGTTTGTCACTGTTGCTGTTGCGGTTCCACTTAACAGTGTTCTATATATACCAAGATTTTCTTGTGACAAGTCAAGATAAAGCTGAACCCATCCGGTTTTATCACAACTGGAAACTTTTACCGGCGGTGACAATAAACTTTCCTGATTCCCGTCATATATGAAGCTGTAACGAAAATAAAGCGTGTCTGTGCCACTTTCTTTCGCATTGCATGTTAGCTTCTGTGTCGGAGAAAAGATTCGCTTATACGTGCTGTAAAAGGTTTCTTCCGAAAGCTGTCCATCGAAATATGTTCTGTCAATGTGACCTATCCAGTATCCGGTTTTTGCCATTTAACTTGTTCTCCCAGGCATAAATCTTAAAACGTTGTTATACGATATGGGCCGTATCTGAAGAGGGACCATCTTGGGGTATCCGTATACGTGGCTTACCCAGTCATCTTCCATACTGTCGGGTTCTACAAAATTATCGGTTGTAAAATTATATCCGTATACCCTGCCACCATGCGTTTCTGTTTCGCATTTTATAGCCATAATGTTGTATCCGGCCCCGGCTTCTTCATGAACATGGACGGCAAACCGGCGCAAATCGGCCGGGGGTGATCCAAATATTGCAATATCCGAAGCCCCAAACTCCATTGTCTTTTCAAGGCGCCCGTTTTTGGGAAGAAAATTTTTACACGATGTTAAATATTCTTCCGATATGTCTTCCCTATCCGCGTTTGTGAACAGTCCTTTGAAGTTTTTTAAGACAATTTTCATCTCACATTACTCCGGTTCATACAGTGATAAAAAGTTTGTGAATGATTCCTCATTGCCGTAATACTCCGGATCCTCTTCCGGCTGAAGATCATAGTCAAATATATCAGATGGCGCCGATGACGCGTTTATGTCGTCTATGATGCTCATGGCCTGTTTATAGTGATCACCGGCCTCCGGGTGTCCGCCAATAAGCGATGATGTTAAAAGAATAAGCGGGAAATGCAGGGGTTCTTCCAGTAAACAGCTCCCGCTTCCCATTGAATCAAAATCAAGGTCTGTCGGCTTTTTCCGGTAATAAACAAGGACGGATGAAATATCTGTCGGAAAAACATACCCCACGTCTCCCTTGTAATACCACATCGGGAAATTTGTATTCCATGTGTAGTCTTTATTGACGTATTGCCGATATTGGTCAAGGGTTATCTTCCTTAAAAACCTCCCGGATGGTATACGAATTTGCAATACACTCGCAAATCCGTTTAATATATCCGTTAAGACATTGACCGTAAATTGACCGCTTGTGACCGTTGCCGTGACACTGGTAATAAGTTCCTGTGTAATGTGGGAATTCACCTTCATCACAAGCTCTCTTTGGGCCACGTTCAGCATTTCGATAATAAAATCCGGGGTGTATTTCTCTCTCTTTTCATCACGAACCCGGTTATACACAAGATTTACGATTGTATTTAGATTCATGTCGCCCTCATCACGTCTGCTTTTATGCTATGATCTTGATATTTAAATGTATTTACTCCCGAAATAATATGTTGCGAGTAGTAAAACCGTATCCATGCTCCGCCCATACTTTCAGGTGCAAATTCTCTCCTATCGCCCCATGATCCCTTCATGAATGTATTCATATAACACCCGAGGGAAATGTGAACAGGTTCCTTAATTTTCACAACGCCCTGATTTGTCATATACGCCAGCGGCCTGGTCAAATGAAATTCATTATGCGTATGTCCGGAAACATAGAAATCTGCAATTGCCATTTCCTGACGGCGATTAGATTTTATTACCCCGCGGGTAACGGGAGATGATCCGCCCGAACCGTGAACATAATACATATCAAATGATCCGACGCTTTTCCCGTTGTCACATGTGAAATGCAGACGTATAAACCCCCTGTACTTCCCGGAGATACAGTCCATTTCACGAGCAAACCGTGTCACAAGATTGGTTTCGTGCCTTTTTAAAACGCTGTATTCATGGTTCCCCATGCAGGTAAAGGCGATATTATCTTTATAGGTCCCATAAAATTTTACGGCTTCCTGAATCAGCGCGTCAAAATAATCCTTTTTCTGAAGCTCCGGGCGGATGTGCTCTTTGGTGGAACGCGGATCATACTTTCCGCCCATACAATCGAACATATCCCCAAATTTCAATATTATTGCATTCCGTTCTTTTGCCTGATCGTGATGACGCTTTAAGAGTTGTCTATCGCAGTGAATTGAATCAAAATGTTCATCGGACATTAGCAGAACCCACTGCTCCCAGTCTTTAGTTCTTTGCGTCGGGATGTCAATCTTATATTGATCACGGAAATTCTGTACTTTTGGTAATGTCATTTTTGCCTCAATATGTTTTCAAAACCGTCGACAAGTTCCATATGGAATAAATCTTGAAAGTCCTGGTCTGTCATTACTTCTATATCCATATCCCAATTACCACCCCAGCGGACAATGTCATCATATCCTAGTTCAACTGCCGTGGCCAAGTATAAGCCCGCCAGATACACAAAGTGAATTGGATTGGTGGAATACCCCTTCCCTGGAATAAAAGGCTGTATATCAATCGCATGTGAGGGATAGACGTTGTGTTTGCTGTCGGGATATAACGCTTTGGATTTTTTCTCCGCAAAAAGTCGGTTTTGTGTATCCTCGTCCCGATACCCGGTAATTACAGCAAAATCACACAACCCTTTTTTCAGTGTTTCAAATGCAATAAATCTCAATATTGGGTGGGCTTCACCAAGATTCTTGAGTGAGTTTTCAGAAAACTTGAATCTGTTTTTCACGGGATCACCTCCGTTTTTAAGCAAAAAACCTTATTGCCAGCGAGATAAGCCCAACAATAAAACTCACGGCAAACGATATGGCTGTTGCTGTGGATTTAATGG